TCCACGAAGAGCCATGGCTATGGCGTGGTTAGGGTTGGTGGCAGGCAGGGCAAAAACCACTTGGCCCATCGCCTATCGTTCGAGATCGCAAATGGGGACATCCCGACAGATGCCGTAGTTTGCCATCGTTGCGACAATCCCGGCTGCATCAACCCAGCGCATTTGTTCGTCGGGTCGCAGATCGACAACGTTTCGGACATGATCGCCAAAGGGCGCAAGGTACAAGTCCGCGGAGCAGATAGCGGCCGGGCCAAGCTAACCGAAGATGATGTTCTGAGTATCCGGGCCACGAACGGAATGACGCTTCGTGCAATCGCGAAGCAGTATGGAGTTAGTCACGTCCAGATACTGAAAATCCGGTCAGGTGAGTCATGGGCTCATCTCAATCGTCAGGGGGCTTAGATGACTTGGTACATCGCCGTTTGCAACCCGAACTGTCAGCGTCGGGTTGAACTGGAACTGGCATCGCTCGGCTATCGGGCATTCTGGCCAAAGCTTCGCAGGTGGGTGTCACACGCCCGCACGAAGAAGGCCAAGGAATATCCCGTGCTGGGCCGGTATATGTTCGTGGAGATCCCGGACGGTGATTTCTACACGGTGCGGAAGGTCAACGGGATCGAGGCGCTGATCACCGATGAGACAGGGAGGGCCGCTAGAGTAGCCCCAGAAACGGTCTGGAGACTCAAGGAGCGATATTTGAACGGTGAGTGGGACTTTGTACGTCGGGATTGCAAAAGGCCCGTGTACGGCCTCCTGAAGGGTAAAGACGGCAAGCCTGATAAACAGATCATTGTGGATTGGGAACGCAACGAGCCTATGCCGGTCGGTGCCAAGATCATGGTGGTTGTCGGAGAGTTTGAGGACATGCTGGCCACGATCACCAGTCGTGCCGGCAAGAAGGTCCAGTTCAAGCTACAGGACAGCAACGTGTACGGCATCGAGAGCGAGCGCGGGGTGAGGGCGGCATGATGGATCACGATACGTTGGAGCGAGCGGCGCTGACGCTTGAGACGAGGCCGACAAACGATATGTACCGCAAGGCGTGGAAGGCAGCAGCAAAAGTCCTACGGGCCATGAAGACACCTGAAAAGTTACCCGACAGCGGCGAGCAAATCAGCTCTATTTCGCAATAGCTCGGGCGCACCCAGCGGGTGGCTTGTGTCCTTTTCCAATTCCCCCTGTGCACCCTACTGGCTTGTTGAGCCGCGCCGGAACTTAAAAACCCGACCGCTAGTTTTATAGCCGAGCGCCAAGAGCGCGATCAAAACCCCTACCGAGGATCAGATCATGTCCAAGGCTCCCGCAAAGACCACTGCCAAGGCCGCTGCTGATAAGCCCGAGTCCAAATCCTCGGTGATCAAAGGCGATGCCAGCCTGTCTGAATTCGCTCCCGGCCGCTGGGCTGTGCTGCTGAAGGACGAGGTGATAGACATCAAGCAGATGGCCCCAGGCCACAAGCCATCGCTCTACGGCCTCGCAGACAGCGAGCACGTCGACGACTATTCCGTCGAGCAGGTTCCTGAAAGCGTCATCATCGGTATGAGCCGTGGCGGCGAGTTCGAAAGCGTCGACGGCTTCGGCTGGAAGAGCGCCGAGGACAAGGCCGCTCGTGGTGCACCGATCGGTCAGGGTGCCACGCGTCTTGCTGACGTTGGTGCTTCGTAATTCAGGGGCGCTTCCTCCCGCGGCGCATACCGGCACGGCGGGCAACACGGTCGAGATCGTAGCTCAGAACTACGCGCTGCCCCTTTGGCTTCGTTTGGCGCGCAATCTCGACAAGCCGGGTTTGATTTGAATGTCTGATTCTACAGACGACGAACAGAGGCCAGCACATCTCTACAAACCCGGTCAGTCCGGCAACCCCGCTGGCCGGCCGAAGGGTTCTCGGAACAAGCTGAGCGAGTTCTTCATCGAGACCGTCTATGCCGATTTCGTTGAGCATGGACCGGCGGTTGTCGAGAAGGTCAGGCTTGAAGATCCGGTGCAATACATGCGGGTGGTTGCCGGCATTATCCCGAAGGAACTGAAAATCGAGCGTAGTGATGAACTCACCGATAGCGAGCTTGACCAGCGTATCAGACAGCTCGCCGGAATCATTGGCGTTGAAGTTGGAATTTCTCGAACTTCTGGAGCTGAAGAAGCGTCGGAAGGATCGGAACAAACTGGCGGGGTATCGACCCTACAGTAAGCAAGCTGAGTTTCACCACGCCGGAAAGACCAACCGAGAACGGTTATTCATGGCCGGTAACCAGCTCGGTAAAACAATCGCCGGCGGCGCGGAGTGGGCAATCCATCTGACAGGCCGTTATCCCAATTGGTGGGACGGCAAGGTCTTTAACGCCCCGGTTCGCATGTGGGCGGCCGGCGTCACGGGCGAGAGCACGCGCGACAATCCGCAGCGTATTCTGGTTGGCCCGCCTCAGCAGGAGGATGCATGGGGTACGGGCTTCATCCCCGGAGATGCCATTGTCGATACGCTAATGGCGCGCGGCGTGCCAAACGGTCTAGATAGTGTCGTGGTCAAGCATGGCGGCGGCGCCGACGTTCAGGCAGGCGAAAGCGTACTGAGCTTTAAGAGTTACGAGAAGGGCCGCGAAAAGTGGCAGGGCGAGACGCTTCAGGGTGTCTGGTATGACGAAGAGCCCCCCTTGGATATTTATAGTGAGGGTCTCACTCGCACTAACACGACGGGCGGTATCACTATCGTGACGTTTACGCCTTTGCAGGGAATGTCCGAAGTGGTTCTTCAGTTCTTGACGGACGACCAGCTCAAGAAGCTCACGGGTAAAAAGTGAGCAAGCACGTTACATTCATGACGATCGACGACGCCGAGCACTATACCCCGGCAGAGCGCAAGGCGATTGTCGATGCCTACCCTGCGCACGAACGAGAAGCGCGGGCTAAAGGTATTCCGGTTCTGGGATCAGGGCGCATCTTCCCGATAGAAGAGGCCTCCATCACTGTCGAGCCGTTCAAGATGCCTGTTTACTGGCCTCGGCTTGGCGCGATGGATTTCGGATGGGATCACCCCTTCGGAGCGGTTGAGCTGGTTTACGACGATGAGGCGGATGTCATCTACGTTGTGAAGAGCTACCGCTCCAGCCAAGAGACGCCGATCATTCATTGTTCGGCAATCAAAGCGTGGGGAAATTGGATACCGTGGGCGTGGCCACATGACGGTGCGAACGAGACAGCGGCTGGCGGTGGTATTCCACTTAAAAACCAGTACGAAAGCCATGGGCTGAATATGTTGGGCGCGCGCGCGACGTTCCCGGATGGTTCCAATTCTGTATTTCCCGGCCTGACCGAGATGCTGGAGAGGATGCAAACGGGGCGGTTGAAGGTGTTCTCGAACCTCAACGACTGGTTTGAAGAGTTTCGAATCTATCATCGTAAGGACGGCAAGGTGGTCAAACTGCGTGACGACCTGATGTCCGCCACTCGTTACGGCGTCATGATGATCCGCCATGCGCTGCTGTCACCTGAGCTGCGCTCGGAGAACAGGCGCAAGCGGCAGGGGATGAATGCGCTGGGCTCCGACCCGCTGGCGTCATTCTGATGAACGAAAAGCTGCGCTGTCGCATCTGTGGAACGGACTATCCCTACACCGATCACAAGCAGATTTATTGCGACCAGTGCGAAGACACGATCAACACCATCGACATGAAGATCATCCTGCCCAAGGCACGAAGCAATGAGCAGGTCGATCCGCTTGCCGGTCACTGAGGTCAAGCCGGCCAACCTACGCGATCTCAGCTATGTCGCCGCACACATGCGCGCTTCGGACCGCCAAGAGATCGAATGCCAGCTAGACGAATGGTCAGCCGCACACGTTGCGGGCATGTCGCTGCGGGACTTCGCGTTCGTTGTCGAGCTCAATGGCAACCCGGAAGCGGCGTTCGGCGCGGGTCAAGTTCGCAAGGGATACTGGATAGCGTGGAGTTGGGGCACGGATCGCATCATGCGGTGTCTCCCGACGATGATCCGCTTCATCACAGAACAGCTACAGCCGACCGTCTATGAGGCTGGCGCGCTACGGGTTGAGGCTCGGGCGCTCAAGTCACACACGCAAGCCTGTGCCTTCCTGAGGCGCATTGGCGGGCATCTTCGCTGCGAGTTGCCGGCATACGGCAAGGGCGGCGAGGACTTCATTTTATTCGATTGGACGAGGGAAACCTATGTGCCTTGCATCAGCCCTGGGATTCGGGACACCGAAGACGCCGGCGCAAGCTCCGATCCCGCGCGTGCCGGGGCCTGACAATGCCTCGGTGCAACAGCGCGGCGACGAAGCGCGTCGTCTGGCCGCTGCGCAGGGCGGGTCTGCCTCGAACATCGTGAGCGATCTCAATCCGTCTGACGTGGCCAGCGCGCGGCCCGTGCTCAACCCGACCAAAGCGGTTTATCTCGGTCAGTGATGGCAACCAAAACCACACCAGCCAAATCAGCCCCGGCCGATAAGACCGCACAGGATGTGCTGTCGCGTCAGACCCGGCTTGAACACACGCGCCGGTTCTATGAGCCGGTGTGGCGTGACGTGGCTGAGTATTGCGCGCCGGATGCACCTGAGTTCACGCGGCAGGGCTTCTCGACGTCACAGCATGAGAACCAGGCATCGCGCACCGACCGCCGCACGCGCCGCGTCTATGACACCACGGTTCGCACCGGCCAGCGCCGCCTTGCGGCAGGCTTGGAAAGCCTGATCACGCCGCAGAACGAGAAGTGGCATGGCCTGACAACGGCGGCGCTCGACGACGAAGAGACCGACGAGGAAAAGGAATGGGCCGAGAAGGTCCGCGATTTCCTGTTCTCGATCCGTTATTCGCCGGGCTCGGGCTATGTGCCTGCGATGCAGTCCTGCTACGCGAACATTGTCCGGTTCGGCCCGGCCTATCTGTATGCGGAAGAGGACTTCTCCGGCCGCTACGTGCGTTACCGTTCTATGCCGGTCAGTGAAGTCTGGATCTCGCGCAATAAGTGGGGCGACGTCGACACGCTGCATCGGCGCTACAAGCGCACGGCGCGTCAGTGCTACCAGATGTTCGGCGACAAGCTGCCGGCCAAGATCATCGAGATGGCCAAGAAGCCGCAGCAGATGGATGAAA